CTCGTGGGCATGGTGGTGACGGCGATAACCATGGCGTGTAAAAACTCTCCATGGTATCGCTCGTGATTGACAGTATATTCCCTTCTCACCCACGCCTTGAAATGCGGGATGTTGCTTTGTAGATAGGGCAAAACTTTTCCTTATTTTAATGCTTTTCCGAAACCTCTTGTTGCAACACCTACTCCACGAGGCTTTGTTCTGTTGCGAGATCTTGTTGTTCCACTTGTGATCGTCTTGGCGGCAGAGGCTAGACCGCCGTTGGCTTTTTTGACAGGGGTAACTCTTCTGCCGGTTTTCGTGTTGTAGGTTACACCTCCAACCTGAAAAGTTTTTTCTCCTTTAAGCTCTGCTTCATCTCTGGCTTTCCGAACTTTGTCACCTAGCTTTATCCTAGGCTCAGACATTTTGTTCAACCCCTGCCCCATAAATACGCCACCAGGGATGGCGACAGCTGCTACAGCCCCAACTTCTTTTGCTTTTTGTTTATTTTTTTTATCTCTCTGTCGTTGTCGAAATGATGGTTCCCTGATTGCAGATCTCATGTCTCTGCGAGAAGAAGGCTCAGCAGTGTCTTGTGTCTTCTTTGCTCGTGCCTTCTGCGCTGCAGTCATCAGCTTTTGACGCGCTTTAGTAATACCCTTCAGTAATTTTGGCTTACTCATTATTTCAACGCCTTGCCGTATCCACGAAGCGCAGCACCTACACCGCGTGGCTTACCGCGAACCGCGCCACCCTTGGAGTAACCCTTCTTGGCCATGCCGCCTTTCGCATAACCTTTCTTCGCCATGCCGCCGTTCTTCATGCGCTCCATACGCTTTTCACTGGCTCGTACTTGACGTTGTTTTTTGGCTGCAGGAGTCTGCCGAGTGTACTTGGTTTCTTCAGCCCGTCGATCTGCTTCAGCAAGCTTCTTCTGCGTAGGCGTCTTCTTAGCCTTAGTCGGCGTAAGACCTGAAGTTTTGTTGGTGTCCTTTATGGCTTTATTGAGAGCGGCTTTACCGTACTCCTTTTCAAAAGCCCTTCTACCAAGCTTCGATAGCTCTCTGACCATATTCACAACTAGGTCGCCCTTGCTAAACCCAGGGACTCCACGAGCCTTGAGTATGTCTTTCTGCGTGACCCTTCCATCACCCGTCATATCAGGGAACTTGCTCGCAGAACCACCAGCCTTCATCCCACCGGGCATCATCATCTTCTTGCCGCCTTTAGCGCCACCCTTAGATGCCATTTTAGATTTCATCATGCCGCCCATGGCCTTTCCAGCAGGCTTGGGCCGACGATTCGGGCCACTTGCAGGAGAACCAGCTACTTTTTCTTTTCTCTTAGGTCTGGACTTACCCGGAAGGAAATCAATTGCACCGCGTGCTCCTCCAAACTTGCCGTCATCGCCCAACAAGAACTTACGAATGCCGCCAACCTTCTTCTTGGCTGCAGGCTTCTTGGCAGCAGCAGTACGCTTGGCTTTCTCTGTGTCTAATTCAGTGGTGTATTTCTTGCCGTTCCAAGTAAACGTCTTGGCACCCTTGTTTCGGTGATGACGGAAAGACTCCTTGAACGGAACGCCGCCCTTGCTTACGCCGACGTTGTATTTCTTCTTGGCGGCAGTGGTTGGTTTTTCTGCAGGGGTGTCTTTTTTCTTCTCTTTATCTCCCCCAAACAAGCTCATAGCGCCGACGCCGCCTGCACCAGCTGCAATGCGCTTACGTCCAGACCTAGCAACAGCAGCGCGTTGTCCTCTGGTGGCCATGCGAGATCCTGTGCCTTTACCCGTTTGTTCAAGACCAAAACCTTTACCAAGATTGCGAGTAGATGTTTCAGGTAGGCGCTTAACACCTTGGGCCTTTTTACCGCCCGCCCGAATTGCAACACCTTGCTCTAGTTCACGAGCGGCTCTTGCTGCTCTTTGTGCTCGTGCTTTAGCTCTTTGACCAAGGCTTACCGCCTTTTCTGCTCTCTTTACCATGGGAGATCTCCTCAATAATATGCGCGCTTCGCTCGGTAGACTTCCTCTTCCTCCTCGTCAGAATAAAGATTAATGAAGTTACCTTGTCTGAATCTTAATATCGCCTGCGTGGTCGTGTCTACATAATCATCGTTAGGCGCAAACGGGAATGCCGCACACTCCTCAATCACTTCTTCCGCAAATACATAGTTTGGTGCCCACACCATCCCCGCTTCAAACACAGGACTTACCGCATGGACACGAGTCATCTTGTCGTTGCCCCTTGATGGCCTGTAATTCACCACAGGGATACCCATAGCCCTCAACTCATGCGTCAATGGCGTACCACTCGCCTGTGCCTCAATCAAAACCATGTCAGGCTCAAACTCGTTGTACTGCTCCTGTGCAACCGCCTTCAACTCAGGGAAATCCCACCTACCCTTCTGCGCATCCAGCAAGATAAGCGCCTCACCTTCACCATCAGATGGCCTAAATACGCCCCAAGTCGTAATCGCACTGTAGTCTGCTGTCTCTTTCTTACTAAATGCGGTGTCATAGCTCTGAATTATGTACGAACACGGAGGTGGATCGTCCTTTTCCCATGTATTCCACCACTCACGCTTGATAATCGCGCCCTCTTCCGACGTAGGGTTCTGCTGATACTGCGCATTCCACTTGGAAACAGGGATCGACGCCTTGACGGCATCCAATTCCTCCCTCTTCCAGAACTCTGGCCACAAAACATTGTCCGAATCTTCAAAAATGGCAGGTAATTCCACCACTTCCCACTGATCCGCGTTATTTTCCGTCTGCCGATTCAACAATCTGCCCGTCAAATCAGCCGTAGACCATCGCGTCATCACGATCACAATCGTTCCACCAGGCTGCAAACGCTGTCTCGGCCCTGATGTGTACCACTCATAGCACGAATCCAACAACGGCAGGCTCATCGCGTCCTGCTCAGAGTGCGGATCATCAATAATTAATAAATCTGCACCCCTACCCGCTATGGCACCACCCACACCCGCTGCAAAATATTCACCCCCTCCCCCGGTCTGCCATTTCCCAGCACTTTTTGAGTCAGCCGCCAATGAAGCTTCAGGAAAAATGTTCTTATATTCATCCGTATCCATAAGGTTCCTAACCTTACGGCCAAAATTTATGGACAAATCAGCCGTGTGCGTGGTCTGCATGATCTTCAAGTCAGGCTTGAGTCCCATCATCCAACTCGGAAAGTAGATCGAGGCGAACTCACTCTTCGTATGACGCGGGGGCATGTTCACAATCAACCGCCTCAACTCACCCTTGGCAACACGGGTGAGCTTATCCGCAATCAATCGGTGGTGTTCGCCCTCAATGAAGCTGGGCCAGATGTAGCGGATGTACTCCATGAACGAGTCATGGCATGCATCGCGGGCATTCAAAAGATCTAAACGCTCCTGCAACTGAAGGATCTCCTTCATCTGCGACTCAGACAGGTGCGACAAGTTAGTCAATTGGTTTTTTCCCTGAGTTGTGCGTGGTGAATGTTATATATACACATAACTATTATGTCTACACATACAGGGGGGGTGCGGGTGCGACAAGTCGCAGACTTTTTTTGGGTTGGCTCCCTAGGGTACCTAGGTCGCATGAGGCCGCGCCTTAGCCTATCGGTCAGGGCCGGCCACGAATGCGGGCCGTTAGTTTGTGGTCGCTCCGCACAAGGCTGCGCTTGCAATGGTTTAACAATGGGATAGGTGCGGCAGATTATCGCGTATACATGGCGAATACATTAGTTGTACTTCATATGTATATAGGTGTATAATTCTCGACATTGTCGAGAAGGGACGCGGCAATACATTAAAGCAAAATTGTCCCACAAGGAAAAACGATGGAAGTAAAAACAATACAGCCGCAGACGCGACCGACTTATTACGAGAAGCTAGAGATTGCTGGCATCGCGAAAACTCGGCACGTTTCATTAAAGTGCGCGATGGGTGATCTACACACCGCGTACTGCAAGATGGATTCGCAAAACCGCGCACTGTTTAACGAAATGCTCGAAGGCATGACACTGCGCGAAGCGCTAATTGACTTCGCATTATCCGAGTCGGTTAACATCGACTTATAACCAACACGGGGGGCAATGCCCCCCATTCCCCCAAAGCATAAAGGTAAAAAGATGATAGACGTTAAAGCATTATCGGCGCAGGAATTAGAAGCGCAACGCAAGATCAGCGAGGCGGCAATTAAGCGCAGTAAGGAAGGCATGCGGCTGGCCGCGATCAATGCCGAACTGGCCGAGCGCAAAAAGGAAGGCAAGCGCAAGGCGTTAGATTCATTTGCGAATTATCAAAAGACCAGCGGCAAGGTATACATGCCATTCGTTAGCCCACTGTCAGGCGAGACTGAGCGCGGCATATTGGTGCCATGGAAAATTACCGAGCGTAACCAAACAGCCAAAACTGTGCTCGCGGTATCGTTCGACCTAGGTTAGTCGCCAGCGTAGTGCCCGTCGCCCTTGGGCGGGTATTGCGATGCTGACTAGCATCAATTAAAATAGTAACCCCAAAGCAAAAGGAAAAAAGATGATACCGACTGAATCAATAACCATGGCCATATACCTGTTATGTGGTCTCACACTCGCCGCGTTCGGGATCCTGCTTACAGGCTTCTACTACTTTGGCGAACTGGCCATGCCTGGCGTATTCGCATGGGTGGCACCGCTCATGATACCGCTAGGCATTGTGACCATCATCGTCGGCGAAAGGGAGGCGCGATAATCATGGCAAATCCATTCGGAAAAACACGCGACGTTGATAACCCATACGCGACTTATGTGGGTTGGAGCTCTGACCTTGGCCCAATCGAAATCCGCGTGCTAAGGCGGTACAAGGGATCGGTTAAAACCGAATCGAAGGATCCGTATGCGCGCTGGTACACGGCGGCGAAATCCGACGCGACATTCGGCAGCTGGGAATACGGCGACCAGTACGTTAATGAAAACCCATACGGCATAGGCATTCGGAATCAATTCCAACTGTTTAAGGCCGACCCTGAGTGGGTCGAGCAATACGCTCGACGAGTCTAACCAACATGGGGGCTTCGGCCCCCATTTTTTTTGCGCGGATCCCGCTTAACCTGGCCCACCTGGCCGGAGCTCCCTGGCTCGAGCTGCGGGCATAAATATATACAAAGGCCCAAGGCCGCAAGCGGGCCGCAAGCAAAAACATATATAAACAATGAAGGCCGCAAGCGCCAGGGGCGCATGCACAAACATATAAAAAAGGCCGAAGGCCGCAAGCGGGCGCAAATGCCAAGCGGGCGACGCGCTTGTGTCGTGTGGTCATTTTGTTATAATTGTTACCCCAAAGCATAAGGTGAAACGATGAAAGTATCAGAAGCGAGGGCCGCAGTTGGTGGCCTATCAGTACCAAGCAAGATGCCGTGCTATTCCTTCGGGATTAGTGCCGACCATTGCAAAACGGGCAGCAAGCTTGCCCAGATTGAGGGCAGCATATGCAATACATGCTATGCCCAAAAAGGCGCGTATAAGTGGACGCCTACTAAGAACGCGCACGAGCGCAGAATAAACCTAATCGGCACCAGCAATTGGGTTGATAACATGGTTCGCGCTATCAATAACGCGGATTATTTTCGCTGGTTTGACAGTGGCGATTTGCAGAGTGATGAAATGCTCGCCGATATTGTGCGCGTCGCACTCGCTACCCCTGACACCAAGCACTGGTTACCCACTCATGAAAACTTCATGGTGTCGCGGTACTTGCGCAAGCATGGCAAGTTCCCAAGCAATCTAACCGTGCGCGTATCTGCTGCCATGGTAGACGGCGAACCCCCCAAGCGATTTGCGCTCACTAGCACAGTGCACCAACTAGGCAAGCCTATTGGCCGCGAGTGCCCATCATCCAAGCAGGGTAACAAGTGTGGCGATTGCCGCGCATGCTGGAACCCGCGCATTAAGAACATCAGTTACAAGTACCACTAGGGAGGGCGGGATCCGCCTCCCTGGACCTACGCTGGGGAAAGCCGGGACGCGCCTGGCCGACCTCGAGCGGAGCTCCCGCAGCCCGCGCCCACAAAAGGCCGCAAGCCCGCAAGCACACAAGGCCGCAAGCACTGAATATATATACATGCCCCTAGGCCGCAAGCACGAGGCCGCAGGGGGCCGCAAGGCCGCACCCACCCAAACGCACTAGGCCGCACGCAAACGCTCTCAAATCAAACGGTGTTGCCCCTGTGGGAGGGAGGGGGTGCAATTCCCACCCACAAATACAGCACATTTTATTAGACCCTAACTAAATGCTTGACTCTGTTACCCCATTGCATTACCGTGATCGAACCTAAAGCAAAAAGAGATTGATATGAAAAACCCTAACCCATTTGTGGCAGCGGCCACTGACCCCACGCTTGAAGCTTTCGGGCGTCGATATCCAATGGAGTTGAAGAGCATCAAGTTCAACGCTCACTTCACTCGTGAGACTCACTGCTTCAGTGCAACGGTGCACTTGGATGGCAAGGCGGTGATGAAAGTTGAGAACGATGGCAACGGTGGTGCACACAACTACTACCCTGTCCATGGTCAGAGTCGTGAGTCATTCAAAACCATGTTTGATGAAGCTTGTGATTCTGCTTACGAATCCTTGGATGATTCTGTCCGCGAAGAATACAAATCCATTCTGATCAACAACCCTTACGCCAAAAGCACTGCACTTGAATGGGTCATAACCGAACTGCTCAACGAGCATCTGTGCTTGAAAGATATGCGCCGACTGCTGAAGTCCAAGGTCGCAGTGTTCGATGAAAGCGATGGCAAGATCTATCAGTACAGTTGCAAGCCCACCGAAGAGAACTTGACGTTCCTCAAAAAAGAGACCGCTGCCGAGCAGTGTGTGTTCCTCAACGACCTCCCCGAACACGAAGCCATGGTCTATTGGCGCAGAGCGGAGGGTTAATCATGTACGGAGAAGACACTGTTGCGCAAAGATTGTTACAGGTTGTGCGCGTGATCGTTACTCATGAGATCGACATCGTCACTGAGTCAGATTGGTTTGAAGAATACGTTGAGACCATGGTCGATAAACGGATCAAGGAAATGACTGCTCGCAGAACAGAACAAGGGGAGATCATTGATGCCGAAGTTTGAAATAAGAATAACAAGCACCGTCACTAATCATTATTTGGTGGAGGCCGAAAATTGTGAAGAGGCTGAAGACATTGCTACGTTTGGAGAAGCCAATAGTGATGACATGACACCTCACTACACCAAGCATGGTGAAGAGATCATTGATGTGGAGGAAGTCGATGAAAGTCCTTGACCTATTCTCAGGCATAGGTGGCTTCTCATTGGGGCTAGAGTGGGCAGGAATGTCCACTGTGGCCTTTTGTGAGCGTGACCCCTACTGCACCACCATTCTCAACAAACACTGGCCTGACACGCCCGTGCACAACGATGTGAGGAACTTAGATGGAAAAGACTATGCCGATTCAATTGACCTTGTGGCAGGAGGATTCCCCTGTCAGCCATTTTCAGTCGCAGGAAACAGACGGGGGTCAGACGATGACCGCCATCTCTGGCCTGAGATGCTTAGAATCATCCAAGAAGCCAAGCCGCGATGGGTCATTGGAGAAAATGTTTTTGGCCTCATCAACATGGCACTCGACGATGTGCAAGCTGACTTGGAGAGAGAACACTACGAAGTCAGGAAATTCGTACTACCGGCTGTTGCCGTCGATGCTCACCACCGAAGAGACCGAGTCTTCATCATTGCCTACCGAGACCCAGCTTTGGTCAACGCCAGCAGCGAGCACAGGCGGGGGGATACCGACAGACGCAGCGGAGCGGGGATGGAAATGGGAGGGAGCGTACTGGCGCAGACCAGACGGCACCAAGTATCAGACGCAACTGATCGACCAAGCACGCATGTGGCCCACTCCCACGGTGAAAGGCAACTACAACAAGAAGGGCTTGAGTGCGAAGTCGGGCGATGGTCTGGCGACAGCGGTAAACAAGTCTCGGATGTGGCCGACAGCCACGGCAAGGGATTGGAGGTCAGGCAAGGCATCAGAGAAAAGCATGCGCCGCAACTCTCGCCCTCTGAACGAAGTGGTAGTGAGAGAAGAGAGGATGTGGCCTACACCAATGGCACACGAGGCGAGGTTGGGATATCAGGACAGGAGTCGTGGCAAGAAGGGCACGCAGGAGAGTCTCACCACCAAGGTGATCAACAACTTAGGCGGTCGCCAAGAGGTGAGTGGCCAGCTGAACCCAGAGTGGGTCGAGTGGCTAATGGGATTCCCAATCGGGTGGACAGAATCAAAGGACTAGGCAACGCCGTTGTCCCGCAACTCATTCAAGCAATCGGCGAGCTTGTGCTTGCCGCAGACAAGGAGATCTACGGATGCAAATAAAATTAAATCTTAATCAGAGCGAGGATTGTCTCAAGGGCTGTTACATCATCGATGTCTCTGGTGACTCTGACTTTCTTGGGGTATTCGCTGCCATCACCAAAGCCATGCGCGATGAATGCATCTACGAAGATGAGATTCAATCGATAACCTTTGATGCTGAAGGCAGACTACGGCTAGGCCATTTGTTGAGTGGTGATCCGTCATGACCTCGACACGCGGAGGCTTGCGTGAGAACTCTTCTGGCCTGTACCGTCACAAGAAGATGCACACGCACACATGTGAGTGGTGTGGCAAGAAGTTTGAGACCATGCAAAAGGTTGGCAAGTTTTGCTGTAGGGCGCACAAGATGAAGGCGCACCGACTGCTGATTGTCATGAAGAATCGTAAACGCCTGACGGACATTGCTCGCAAGGGCAAGGACTTCAGGCTTCACTTTGGTGATATCGCAGAAGTAAGGAGAAAGCGATGACAAACTTATTCTCGTTCCATGGACTGCACCCACAGGGCATGCCTGATCGTGGTGATGAAGACCGTACCAATCCTCGTGCACCATTCAACTGGCCGTGGAACAACAGGTCTGATGGAGACATGCGCGAGTATGTCGTGACTGTGGAGTTCTATGTGAACGCAACGGATCAAGACAGTGCATCTCAAAAGGTCGAGTCTGCTTTGGGCAAGAGCAACATAGAAGATTGCGAGCTATGGCAAACGGAGAACACAGAAGAGATCTAATCTAAGTCCGGGTCTTCTTCGATTTCTTCGTACTCGGCGTCTTCGTACTGTTCCGAGGACAGTTCGTTTTCGTCGTAGTCTTCTCCCTGGACAACTTGTCCGTAAAGCTGGGGCGCGAGTTGGTTGTTATCAATAAGCGCCTGTAGCCTGGCTTCGACTTCTGCTTTGTCCATCTGATCGATTCGCCCGTGCTTGATCTCTTTCTTGTCGATGAGAAGGCCCGCAAGTTTTGCTCTGCCCATCTCTGCTGTGACGGCTGCACCATACGATCCGTCCTCCATGGCAGAGTTACGAATCTCTAGCAGATCTCGAGCAACCTTCTCGTAAGTGATCTCAAATTTTTTCTGCTCGCCTTCTTGGAGCTCCCTCACCTTCTCCTGAATGTGCGCGTAGCGTGGGTCATGCAAAAGCATGCTCGCAACCTGTGCTGGGTGTGAGTACCCCGCTCTGTGCGCGCACTCTGTATTTGTCAGATCGTGATACACATACAGCTGCACGAACTTCTGCTGCTTCTTAGTCAACGGCCTGTTTTTGAACTGAGCTATTGCGTACCGCTTAGGGTTCGCAAGTATGTCCTCATCAGGTTCAATTGCGCTGCGTGTCATCTCACTCATTTGTTTTTTTTCCATGCTGCTAAAAAAATTTTTTTGCTTTTCCAATCCTAATTCTAAAGGGGGAGAAGGGGTATCCCGAAGGGGAGATATTTAATATATCTCTCCCCCTCTTTAGAGGTGCCCCTATGCCCCTATGCCCCTACCCTTATAAATCAATGACTTACGAGCCGTAGGGGCACAAGGGCACGCAAGGGCACTCTGCCCCTATGCCCCTGCCTGCCCCTACTATATAAATCAACAACTTACGGACTTATCCACAGGGGTAGGGGCAATCTGAAAAAAGGCCACTGCCCCTACGGTTTTCGCCAAAAGTAGGGCCATACCGAACCTAGAATTTACTTTAAGTTTCGCTCCTAAGTGCACTTCAACTCCTTGTCGTTTGCCCTGCATCTGATGCAGTAATACTGCCCGTTCCAAGCGATGTCCGGGATGTCCTCACAGGCGCATCCGATTGCCGTCTTGAGGTTTGCCAGAGCCACGGAGGTAGGTTCCAGGGGCACATCTTCCCACTCATACTCCACGCTTAGCTCCACGGCTGCACGCCCATTGACTGCTCTATGATGGGCACACAACTGCTGTTGCTGTTGAGATATCCCAGCGTCAGAGCCTGGCGTATGCCATCATCTGTGAGTTCGATGTCGATCTTTGTCACCATACCTGCGAAGCTTTCATCCCAGTTTGTTTCTGCTTGGGCCACCACTTCATCTGTCAGCGTGTCATCCTGTTCCAGATCCGCATCGATCTTATCTGACAACCATGCCTTCAGCTGCGCTAGATCTTCTTCTGAATCTGCGTACACGATTCCGTACTTGCCTCCTGTATTCACCTGATATATCTGCATATCTATTCCTCTTCTTTCTTCACTACACTCGCTAATTCTTTCGCCAGCTTCCTGATCTCTGAGTTGTTCTTATTGATTGCTTTGACCAATGCCTGCAGAGAATCTGACATGTCTTTGTTCGCCTGTTCAAGCCCAGCGAACTTACTCATTAATTTTTGCACTGAGCCGACTGCATCTTCTACCGTGTCATCATCCACGTTCATCTCAATTGTTACCTTTGCCATCGACTCTCTCTTTGTTTATCATCGGCTTGTGGGTTACTCCTTTATATCCACACCTTGGTTGGGTTTCCTTTTATGCTTTGGGGGCCACCACCTGCCCCGGCCAGTTTGGCTATCTCCCTGCTGGCTGGGGTTCCTAATCAATCAAATCCCCACCGACTTGTACCATTGGGTTCCGTTCTTCACATCGATCAGTATGTACCTTTGTCTGACGTTGTACACAGTCTGAGCGGGCACACTCACTTCTTTGGCTATGTCTTTTACCATCAGGCCCATCTCCTGCAGCTTCAGGATCTGCATGATCACAGAGTCTTTGAGCTTCTCCCGTTTCTCTGACGGCAGGTGCGACCTAGGTTTCTTGGGCTTCTTCTGCCACGCTTCTTGTGCCCTGATTGCGGCGAGTAATTTATTCATCCCATGGCCTCGTCATTTCATTTGATTCTAAGTAGTGCCACACCGCCTGTCCGGGCACGGCATGTGTCTTAACTATGTTACCTTTGTACTTCTGTACATAACTGACGGCACTTCTTGCCGACTTTTCTCCGCTCGCCATCTTGGCATTGCTCAAAGCCTCTCGTGCCAAGATCTCCAGTTCCTTTCTCTTGTAGAACTTTGTGCTGCTCATGGCGTTCACCACCACATCAGCAATCTGCACTTCATCCTCTTCGCTTAGTTGCGGCCTAGTGTTGCGCTGCGTAAACTCGTTGACCTGCCACAAGCCCTGCTCAAAGTCGAAGTTAGCCAGATGTTCTTTGGGCTCCTGTGCATTACGCGCTTCATAGAAGATAGATACATCAGGCTTCTGACCACTGAGCTTGATGCCAGAGTCGAACCATCCTGCGAACACGGAGCCACCTCGAGCAGACATAAACGACTTATCATCTGCCCGCTCTTTACCTGTATGGTGGGCGAGGATCACGGCAACGTCGTTCAACTCCATGAGCATATCGACTCTGTCCATGAGTTTGCGTATCTCTGTGTTGGAGTTCTCTTCACCATCAAAGAAGTTGATGATGGGGTCAATCATGACGATGTCTGGGTTGTGGAATGCGATCTCATCAGAGAACGCTTGGATGTCTTGGTCTTTCATCAGGTTCTTGCGCAGACGCCCACTGATGATCAGGTTGTTGTGCCCCATGCGGATGAGGTCATCGTCCCCTGCGAACCGCTTGTAATACGTTTCGATACGGCGTTTCAAGAACTCTGCGATGATCTCTGCCTGAAACCACATCACCTTGAGTGGGCGACTGAACGGCACATCCATGAAGTCGGTGCCTGTTGTTGCACCTGCTGCGAATGCACCAAGCCAGTTTGATTTACCTATCTTTGGCTTACCGAGGAGCAGCACCCGGCTCTTCTGAAATATGAATGCATCACCCCAGTACTGGTCGATGCCATCGTCGTTCATGTCATACCATTCAGCTGCACTGAACGGTTGCAGTCCGAGCGGGCCTTGTTCTGGCTTCTCTTCGCCTTCTCGCTTCAGTTCATCCAGTGGATCTTCTTGTGACTGAATCTCTTTGAGATCTTCATTGATATCTGTCTGCCACTTAGATGTCTGCCACTGCATGACACCTGCATCGACATCGTCTGGGTGCCGTTTAATGTGGCCACTTACAATGCTGATGGTAGTGCGTGTGACTTCGATCAAGTCCATGGGTGGGAAGCAGGTCTGGTTCCAATCCTGCGCTTTGATCATGACCTCGCGCATCCCCCAGCCTTCTTTCACCCACTTGCCGACCAAGCGTGCCAGGGTATCGTTACGACTGCCCTCTTGCTTGGGGTCTTCGGTCAGCTTCTCGCGTATGCTTTCGACCTTGCCACCGTTGTTGTACATGTGGACTTTCTGCAGATCGTCTTGCAGCAGCACGGGAAGATCTTCCATGCTGGACATGGGATAGTTCTTATCGAACTCAATGTTGTAGCCATGGCTGGGCGCGACCATGATGTATCCACCATCGCCTCGTATGTCGATCTTGTTGAGGCCCACGCTGTTGCGGATCAGTTCACTGCCGAGTGAGTAGAAGTAATGCACGCCACCGCGAGGTGACGTTTGTTTGAGTGGGGTACGGCTGATGTTGCCTTCTTCAACCCAATCAACTGCTTCATCCTTATCGACATCGACCACGGCGAACGTAATGCCTGTTATCGCTGCCCAGTTAGCGGATGGATACTGGGAGTGCCACTGCTGTATTTCATCGCGTGACGGTTGAATCTTTTGATAGTGCTGCCACTTGACTCGTGGTGTCTTGGCCCACTTGGCTTTGAGTGCATCTTCGGTATCGAAGGGATGCCGGGTTCTGAAGTATTGCGGCACTGCCTCTGTTGGTGAGCCACATGGGATGATGTGCATCCCGTTCTCCCACATGTCGCTAAGCAGTTCTAGTTTTGCTTCGGGTGCGAGTTCAGAGCCGTTGACCCCTGATGGTAGGAATGATGGCATCATTAAATTATCCGCTGCACGATCCTGTTTTTGTTTTCATCTGTTCCAGATTTGACCTTCATGTCCAATGACTTTGCTGCAATCCTGATGGAGTGATAGACATAACCCTTGGGGTCTTCCTCTTTGCTGAGCACAAAGCTGTCGCCAATTTCCATGTCTTTCAAAAGCGTTTGCCATTTACCTGCCCCCCTTGCGGGGTGAGGCGGTAGCTCGAGGTTTTTTTCAATTGTCTTCATGACCTTTCGCCTATTGGAAAGTCGCATTCTCTATGAGGTTCTTTGATCATGCAATAAAAAAGTGAAATTAATTGTTGCAATGAAATGGTTGGTGAACTACTGTGCACTTCAGTAGAGATGAGATGAGATTGAAATGAACGAGCGGATTAAGAATCTAGCTTTGCAACTGCATGGCGCGAAAGAAAAGAAGCAAGAGGTCGAGCGACATATCAAGTCGGTTGAACGCGAGCTCCTAGACCAGAAAGAAGTAAGTCAACTTCTACTCCCCCTGAACAACGAAGGCGGCGAAAGAACCCAAGACGGCATAACTGTTGAGATCAAGCGTGAACACGTTTGGGATCAGTTTTTGTTGGATGAGATTCTGGAGTCAATGCCACGAGAATCGTGGCCCTCGTTTGTAGCCCAAGTTACGAATTACAAGGTAGACATGCGCGGCTTTACTGCGTGGGCTATGGCTCACCCAGACGAAGCTGGGCGTTGGCATGCCTGTCATTCGATCAAGCTTGGCAAAGAGCGGGTCAAGTCGATTGACCCAGATAAACTTAACCAACCAGAAGAGGAGGTGTAACTTTGAGTTTACTCAATCAAGTTACTACCCATCGGGAGATCAATCCTGATGTGACCATGCCCCCTGTACGGATGAACATCCAAGGTACAGATGGTATTGGTAAGTCCACGTTTGGAGCGAACGCTCCTGACGCTATCTTCATACAAGCGGAAGACGGCCTGTCTTTCATCAACGCTGCACGGTTTCCCCAGGCGAACACTTGGGAAGAGATCTTGGAGCAGGTGAAGACCCTGGCCATGGAAGAGCATGGGTACAAGACAGTTGTCTTGGATACTACTGATGCTGCAGCCAAGCTTGGTGAAGCGAACGTCTGTGAGAAGAACGGTTGGTCATCGGCGGCAGACCCCAAAGCAGGATACGGTGCGTTTTACGTTGCCGAAGAGAATGCTTGGTTGAACCTGTTGAATGGCCTGAACGTATGCTTCCAGCAGCGTGGCATGAATGTGATTCTATTGAGTCACGTTGCATCTAAGTCGTACAAGGATCCAGAACTGGAACCTTATGATCGATGGGAGATGCGTTGCAACAAGAAGGTGAATGCCCTGATCAAGGATTGGGTTGACTTCAACTTGTTCGCAAACTACGAAACCACCTTGATCAAAGATGGTCAGAAGGCTCGCGGTGTGAGCTACGGCAACCGAGGTTTATTTACCAAGTTTGCTGCAGCGTATGACGCAAAGTCTCGCTTAGATCTTCCATCGAAGATCGAATTCTCTTGGCAATCATTTGCAGATGCTTATGGCGCTGCTCTTGGTCTGCCAGTAAACAATAACGAAGCCGCATAGGAGGAACCATGGGCTTATTAGATCAAGGTATCGATGTCAGTAACATCGACGAGTCAGGAGGCGGGGTATCAGAACCCATGCCAGCTGGCGAGTACACCTTAGCTGCGGCTGTGTACAGCGAGGAGACTTCAAAGGCAGGTAATCCATACCTGAAGGTGGAGTACAACGTCGTTGGGCCTAGCTATGCAGGTCGTAAGATCTGGGAGAACTTCACGCTGACTCATGCTGTAGGGCTGGGACGGTTGAAGTCTTTCATTAATGCGACGGGTGGTGATGCAACGCAGACTGTCAATACTGACATGATGCGCGGAGCCATGGGTAAGCAGTTCACTGCACAAGTGGCCATCGAAGAAGGCAACAATGGTTACGCAGCTAAGAACAAGATCTCTTCTTTCAAGAGCGGATCTGCTCCTGCGGCTGTGCAACCACAAGCGCCACAACAGGCACAGGCAACCCCTGCGCCAGGCTTGAACACCGCCAATGTAGATTGGAATGGTTAAGGGCTAGGGCTTGGGACTCATCACCCATCCAGCACGTTCCCGTCCGTGTGCCCGAAGGCGGGACTTCAATGGAAGTTATTTATGAGCAGTGCAAAAGATATTTTTATAGTCCCAAAGGACTATGTTTTTCGCCCACTTGGTTGGAGACAAAGCACCATAGTGGTCGATGGAAAAACTATTT